CTTTTATATTATTTTAAAAGAAGAGGTTATAGAGGTTTTTCTATGAACAGACCAGACAAAGCTATAGCAAAGTTATCTGTAACAGAAAGAGAAATTGGCGGAATACCTAACTCTAGTGAAGACATTAAACAAGCTCACGCTGCAGCAATTGAATCTTACATAGAAACTTATGTTGGGAATTTAGGAGAATCATATGGTGATGTTTATTTTCAAAGAACATTAAATGATTGGGCTAGATTTGATATAAACAACAGAACAAAGCATGATGCATCAATTAGTTCTGGTTTAGCTATAATGGCTTGTAACAAAAACAAATATAATCCAATTTTTAAAAGAAAATTAGAAACAAAACCATTAGGTTTTAAGAAATATAATAACGAAGGATTTAGTTCAAAAATAATATAATAAATGATTTATACTAATTACGTAGGTTCATTTCCAAGTCAAGTAGTATCGGACGAAGAGAAGCAAGGTTATGATTACGGTTACGCCGTAGCTCGTGCCATTGAAGGCGAATGGTTCTCAGGAGACAGAGGCGGCATGGGAAATAGATACCAAAACAGTTGGTTAAATTTTCATAGACTAAGACTTTATGCTAGAGGTGAACAGCCTGTTCAAAAATACAAAGATGAGTTGTCTATTAATGGCGATTTGTCTTATTTAAATTTAGACTGGAAACCAGTTCCTATTATACCAAAGTTTGTTGATATTATAGTTAATGGTATGTCTCAGAAGATATTTGACATAAAAGCTTACGCTCAAGATCCAGAATCTTTAAAGCAAAGAACAAAGTATGCAGATGCTATAATGAGAGATATGTATGCTAAAGAAATAATACAAGCAACAAACGATGCTACGGGTATGAATTTCTTTAATAGTAATGACCCTAATAATATACCAGAATCTCAAGATGAATTAGACCTTCATATGCAGTTATCATATAAGCAGTCTATAGAAATAGCAGAAGAAGAAGCTATTGAAAACGTCTTAGCAGCTAACAAATACGAATTAATAAAAAGAAGATTAATAGCTGATCTTACTATTATAGGCATAAGTGCTGTTAAAACAGATTTTAACTTATCTAACGGTGTTACTTTAAACTATGTTGATCCATCTAATTTAGTTTATTCTTATACAGAAGATCCTAACTTTGATGATATATACTACGCTGGTGAAGTTAAGTCTATAAGTTTAGTAGAACTTAAGAAACAATTTCCTGGTTTAACGGATGAAGAATTAAAAGAAATAGAAAAGTTTCCTGGTGATGCAAATTATACTAGAAATTTTTATGCGCAACAAGATTCTTCTAACCAAGTTCAGGTATTGTATTTTGAATACAAAACCTATACTAATCAAGTTTTTAAAATAAAACAAACTGATCAAGGTTTGGAAAAAGCTTTAGAAAAGCCAGACACATTTAATCCACCTGAAAGCGACAACTTTGAAAGAGTCGGTAGAGCTATAGAGGTTTTATATACTGGCGCTAAAATATTAGGTCACGAAATGATGCTAGATTGGAAGTTGTCGGAAAACATGACAAGACCTAATGCTAACGTCACTAAGGTTAACATGAATTACTCTATATGTGCTCCTAGAATATACAAAGGTATGATAGAGTCAACTGTTAGTAGAATAACTGGTTTTGCTGATATGATTCAGTTAACTCATTTAAAGCTACAGCAAGTGTTATCTAGAATGGTTCCAGATGGTGTTTTTGTAGACGTTGATGGTTTAGCTGAAGTAGACTTAGGCAATGGAACTAATTATAACGCTCAAGAAGCTCTTAATATGTACTTCCAAACTGGTAGTATTGTAGGTAGATCTATGACTCAAGAAGGAGATCCTAATAGAGGTAAAGTTCCTATTCAAGAACTTCAAACTTCTTCAGGTAACGCAAAAATAGGTTCATTAATACAAACATATCAGTACTACTTACAAATGATAAGAGACGTAACTGGATTAAACGAAGCAACAGATGCTAGTACTCCAGACGCAAACGCATTAGTAGGATTACAAAAAATGGCAGCTGCAAACTCTAACACAGCGTTAAGACATGTTATGCAAGGTGGTTTATACCTTACCTTAAGAACATGCGAAAATATAGCGTTGAGAATAGCAGATGCCTTAGACTATCCTTTAACTAGAGCAGCTTTAATAGATTCAATATCGTCTTACAATACGGGAACACTAGAAGAGTTACAAGAAAAAAGCTTAATGGATTTTGGTATATTTTTAGAATTAGAACCAGATGATGAAATGAAAGCGCAACTAGAACAAAACATACAAACAGCACTTGCTTCTGGTGGTATTGATTTAGATGATGCTATTGATATTCGTCAAGTTAAAAATATAAAACTAGCAAACGCTTTATTAAAACAAAAAAGAAAAGCTAAAGCAGCTAAAGATCAGGCTAATCAGCAAGCTAATATACAAGCTCAAGCTCAAGCAAACGCTCAAGCAGCTCAACAAGCTATTGAAGCAGAAATGCAAAAACAACAAGCTTTAGCAGAAACAACTATACAAATAGAACAAGCAAAAATACAGTTTGAAATAAATAAAATGCTTCAAGAAGCTAAGGTTAAAAAAGAACTAATGGCAGAAGAGTTTAGTTACAATATGCAATTAGCTCAAATGAAAGCTAAAGGCGAGACTCAAAAAGAACAAGAGATTGAAGATAGAAAAGATAGTAGAATACAAAAACAAGGAACACAAGAATCTCAATTAATAAATCAAAGACAAAACAACACTTTACCTCAAGACTTTGAATCCGCTGGGTTTGATGGCTTAGGAGGGTTTGGACTAGAGCAATTTAATCCTAGATAAAGAATTATCAATTTTTAATTATATTATATTATGTCAAAAGAAACAAAAGTAAAAGAACCTGTTAAACAGGAAGGTGATTTTAAAGTAAAAAAGAAAATACCTAAAAAATTAATTGTACCAGAAGAAACCGTTAAAATGGATTTTGCTGCAGTTAATAAAAAAGAAGAACCAATAAAAATAGATTTAGATGCCGTTCAAAAGCAAAGCTCAGAGGAAAGCGTGTTACTCGAAGAAGGATCCAAGGTGGAATTGCAAGCAGTGGGACAAGGAGACGAAAAACCCGTTGAGAATGTTATTAAAGAAATATCAGACTCAGAAATAGATACTAAAGAAATACAAAAAGAAGTAAAAGAAGCTGTAAGAGATCAAAAGGTGTTGGGTAAACCTTTACCTGAAAACATTGAAAAGCTAGTTTCTTTTATGGATGAAGTACCTGGTTCTACAATTGAAGATTATGTTAGATTAAATGCTGACTACTCAAATGTTGACAATAGTACTTTGCTTAGAGAATATTATAAAAACACACGTCCACACTTAGATTATGATGAAGTTAACTTTTTATTAGAAGATAATTTTAAATATGATGAAGAGGTAGACGAAGAACGCGAAGTTAGAAAAAAGAAACTAGCGTATAAAGAAGAAATTGGAAAAGCTAAAAGCTATTTAGATGGTCTTAAGGATAAGTATTACGATGAAATCAAGTTGAAATCAACCGTTAATCCTGATCAAAAAAAAGCCGTTGACTTTTTTAATAGATATAATGAAGATGAAATATTGAGAACCAAACAGCGTGCAGAATTTGAACGCATAACTAAAGACACTTTTAATAAAGATTTCGAAGGTTTCGATTTTGATTTAGGAGAAAAGAAATTTAGATATGGTGTTAAAAATCCAAGCGATGTAGTTGAAAATCAATTAGACATAACCAATTTTGTTACGAAGTTCTTAGCAGACGATGGTAGTTTAAAAGATCCAAAAGGTTATCATAAAGCCATGTACGCTGCGCGAAACGCAGATACTATAGCACAACACTTTTATGAACAAGGAAAAGCAGATGCAGTTAAAGATGTAGTTGCTAAGTCTAAAAACATTACAACTGAAGCCCGAAAAGAGGGTAATGCTGGTAGTGTTTTTGTTAATGGAATTAAAGTTAAGTCTATAAGTGGTGCAGATTCTTCTAAATTAAGAATAAAAACAAAAAAATTTAACTAAAAAAATTTAAACAATTATGAGTTTACAACCTCAATTTGGGAGTTTAATCCCATCTCAAGCACAAGAAGTATTAAACAGCAATTACCTACAATGGAACAATGCTGCAGGTGCTAACTTCGTGGATTTTGCACAGCAATATCTACCTGAAGTATACGAACAAGAAGTAGAGCGTTATGGAAACAGAACGTTATCTGGCTTTTTAAGAATGGTTGGCGCTGAAATGCCAATGACTTCTGATCAAGTAATTTGGTCTGAACAAAATAGATTACACATTGCTTACGAAGGGCTTACGCCTGCTTATGGAGCTAGTAATGTTATTAACTTTGGAGCAGCTATTGCTGCTTCTGTAACAAATGTTATATCTGTTGGAGCTACTGTTGTAGTAATGGATGACTTTGGCGGTGAAGTGAAATGTTATGTTAGCGCTTCTACTCCAGGTGGGGCAGGTGTTGGTGCAATTACTGCTTTACCTTACACAGCTTTAGATATAGCTACGGCTGGTAAGGTAAAGCAGTAATTGC